TGTCTGACAGAAGGCTGCTGTGCCCACTGTATAAGCCATATCTGTTCCTGGCTTTCGTTCGGAATCATTTGTGCACCCCCTTTCCGTTGAATAGCCTTGTCAGAATGCTGCTGGCCTCCAATCGGGTCAATGTAGAGGTGTCGATATCCAGCTTTCGCCTCTGAATCTGGCGAATCTGGCTTTCCGTAGCCGGTTTACTGCCCCAGCGTTTGGAAATCTCCAGATCCCAGATACGACGGTCTTCCGGATATTGGGCCTCCAGGACGGAATAAGCTCTGTCCAGTGCCTGTTGGTAGGGAACGGTCTCACCGGAAATACACACATTTCCAAGTGCGTCTGGGCAAGGCATAACCATTTTCTTTCGATCCGGTAAAGAGCAGACCATAGAACCGTCCGGCATCCGGAACCAGTTCACGTTATGCAGATTGTAAGACATGCTCTTTGCCCACAGGTCTACAACCTTGACATTCTGAATCCAGCTTTCCGGACAATCGGCGGCCATGGCAGCCCGTTCCGGCAGCTCAAACAATGGCCCTTGGATTTCGCTCTGCCTCTTCACCGGAATATCACTCAGGGAGATACCCAGCAGAGACGGTGCCGTACAAAGGCTGGCTCTTCCTGTAATGCCCACACAATCAATCAGAATCAGCTTTTCTTTCTCCGGATGAGGACGTAAGCCCCGGCCCACCATCTGGCTGTACAGGCTGTCTGACCTTGTTGGGCGGGCTATAATGACCGTTTCCACCAGGGGGATATCCGTTCCTTCCGTGAATACCATCACGTTGACAATGCAGGGAATTTCCCGCCTGGAGAATCGCTCAATGATGTCTGCCCGGTTCTTTGTTTTCCCGGTCACTACAACGGCTCCAGGGATTCTGGCGGCGATTTCTTCTGCCTGGTGAACAGATACCGCAAAGATAAGAGTTGCGCCCTTTGCGTGCTCCCTGTAAGCCTGAGCAATGGCATCTGCTGTACCGTCCATGGCATCATCCAGCTCCCTGGGGGCATAATCGCCATTTCTGACAGATACCCTGGACAGGTCAAAGCCGATATTCACCCTCAGGCAGTAGATGTCACACAGGAATCCGCTCTGAATGGCCCACCGCAGGTCACGCTGGAAGATGATCTCGGAATACACATCGTTCAGCTTTACTTTGTCACCCCGGTTGGGTGTGGCTGTAAAACCGATGTGCTTTTCCGGCTCGAAGTATTCGTAAATCTTCTTGTAAGTACCGGCAGCGGCATGATGGGCTTCATCCGTGATGATCATGCTGAACTCGTCCCGGTCAAACCGTTCCAGGCGGCGAACCAGGGACTGAACAGAAGCAATCACAACTTCTTCTCCGTGGCTATGTTCTGCCGCAATCTCGAAGCCTACCGGACAGTCATAATACCTTGCAGGCTGTCGTACCAGCTCTTCCCGATGGGCCAGAACCAGCACCCGCCCATTCCTCGGGATATGGGTGAAGGTTGCTGTCTTGCCGCATCCGGTAGGCATCTGCACCAAGTAAGCACCCGGCGGCATGGATTCTATCTTGTCGATGCACGCTTTCTGATAATCTCGCAGTTGAATGGTCTTTCACCTCCGTGCGGAACATGCGGAACAGGTGCGGAACATGATGTTCCGCGCTTTTTTAGTTCTGAATGTTCCGAAATTAAATAGTTTCTATGTTTTTACTTCAAGTTTATTGTATTAAAAGTTATGTGTTTTCGAGGTGCGGAACTGCGGAACATTTTTGCACACTTTTCTATATAGGGGAAAAATATATATTACCTACCATGTCGGGGGGTATAATAAAATTTCTCCCTATATATATTGTTTTCTGTGTTCCGCATGTTCCGCAGTTCCGCACTTTCAAAAAGTTGTTGCGCCGCAACGACTTTCGGACTTCAAAGTGCGGAACATGGCTCTAAAAATGTTCCGCACTGTTCCGCGCTTGTGCCGCGTCACAGCGGAATTCCGTCGAATTCGCCCGAATCATCCTCTCCGGGCAGGGCCATAACGACGCATTCTGTGCGGACACCGCCTACCCTTTTGCACCTGGTGTACTTGCGCCCTCTAACTTCGATCAGGCTATTAGACTTCAGGTAGCTCAGGACAGCGGAGCCGGAAAAGCCCGCATCTGCCAACGCCCGGTTGAATACGCCACGGTTGATAAATACCTGATTCCCCTCCAGAACGCCATACACGTCGCTATTCGGTGCGGAATCACCAGAATAGAAATGGTTGATATTCGACGCCACCCAGTCACAGAGCCAGTCATAGGCCCGCTTACCTGCTGACACCGCATCCGCCGACGCAAGGAACTTGGCAATCTCATCAACAGTCAGCACATTCTCTTCGTCGTCGAATATCCAAAGCGACGCGAATAAGTCCGCTGTCAGGATAGCCGCTGCTGCCATGGCCTGCTTTTCCGTGGAATCCGTCTTCCGCAGGTCTTTGAAGTTCTCGTTGTAGATGAGCTTGATCTGGTTCAGAGTGTCCTCTGATTCATAAAGCTTTTTCGTAAACGAGTAGCCCGCAAAGCCATAGTTTGCTTTCAGAATCCCGGAAATCCGCTGGCCGTCTGTAATGACCGCATCTCCGGCGGTACACTCAATATCAATGACTCGGTTCACCGCACCGGCACCGGCGGAATCGCCGAAGATGGGCGATTCTCCTGTGGTCAGGAAGCAGCATGACCAGGTAGGGGTCATTTCGACGCCGCCGGTGCGCTTGCCCCGGGCACGTCCAACGCCCTGGGCAAGCTGGTACACGTCGAAATTCGACCGGCCACGGCTATCCTTTGTCAGCTGCAACTCGTCGATACAGAGCGGCAGATGGTTCAGGAAGGCTGCTGTCCGTTCCTGCCCGACCTGTGTGGCGTTGAAGGTCTGGACATAGCTGCCAAGTGCCGGGTTGCCCCAGACGGACGCAGCAGCCATCAGGGCAACGGTTTTGCCGGTGCCGGAATCCACGCCCCACAGGTGAACGAAGAATGGAAGGGCACCCACAATGGACAGAATCGGGGCGGCAAAGCTGGCCGCAATCATGATCTTGGCCGTGACGGACATCCGGCGGCATTCCTGAATTGCATTCATCCAGGCAGTGAGATTTCCGGATTCCTTTACCGTCTCGTACAGGTTCCGGAAGGAAGCATCGCCGTCAAACACAAGTCCGTCCACATAGGGGGAAAAGCCTTCCCCGGGTATGTACCCAAGCCGCCCGATGGATTTCTGTTCCGGAATCAGATCATAGTTGAGATTCTCTATGTCGTTCAGGTAGTCCACCAGGGTGGAAGCAGTGCTGCTTGTGACGGAGATGCCCTGAGAGGCCAGGCTGGTGATTGTCCGGGCAGTGGATATCACATCTTTCCCGACGATGGTTGTCAGCCACTGTTTGTCCTTCCCGGAACGCTTATAGGCAAGTTTCACCTTGACTTCTCCTGTATCGATATTCACCAGCCGCTCCACAGGCAGAATTGGATGAGCACAGGCGTATTCCTTACCGCCTGTAGGTGTCTCCCGGTAAATGCCCCAGTCTGTAGCTTCCCAGGTGCCGCAGTTCAACTCCAGGTACTGGCCATCGAACTCCGTCTGGTTGGGAACCAGATTCATCCGTTTTTCAGACTTTTTTGTCTCCAAAAATTTCTGTACCATGTCTTTGAAACCGAAAAACTTTACTTCTTTGGCTCTGACATTCATCTTTGCCAACGCCGTCTGAAATACAAATGGACTTCCTATCAGGTCATACAGACGTTCGTATGGCTCCTCCGTTAGGAAATCATCGAAGCTGTACTCATACTTCTGTGGAAGAAATACCAGCTCCGCGTTCTCCTTCTCCTCTTCTGTGACCATTGCACCACCTCCTTTCAGGGAGAATCATGGCTCAGAAGGGAAGCTGTGCGTCATCGTCCTCAATCGGGGCAAAGGAACCGGCTGCCGGATAACTCGGTGCCGCTGCCGAGGCCTGTGCGCCGGGTGCCAGCTTCTTCAACTCAGGCACCGTAAAGTCCCCGTCCTGGATCGCATTTCCAGATCTGACCGCGGCCACATAGAGCCGGGTCTTCACTTCACCCTTCTTGTTCAGATACTCCTCTTCCCCGAGGACAACGCCGATGTATTTCCCGACTAAGCTCTTCGGGTCATTCCGGAACACATAGTTCCGATTGGAAGCCTCCACACAGGTCTTGAATCCCTTGAAGAAGCGAAGGGCTGTCTCTTTATACGACCGGATCAGCGTAATCGGCCAAAATCCGAAAGCGTCGAAGGTCTCCTGATTCACGCCCTTGAATTCTCCTTCCGCGAAATCCCACTCGATCCGGAGGTATTCCTTATCCTCCACATCTTCCACATTCACGATCTTAGCGGTATAACCGCCGGGAACAGGCTTCCGGATTTCTTCCTGTACCTCATCCCAGTTGACATTTTTCATTCTTGTGTTCCTCCTAAATTCCAGTATTCTCGAATTGTCGTATCGACAAAAGCAAGGTCATTGTCGATTTCTCTGTCAAACATCCCCATGGGAGACTTGGCCGTTGTGTACCCATCTGACTGGGTCACAAAATGATGTCCTTCGTTAGTTGCCTCGCACAGAAGGACGATGGAGAACAGGCCCTCCAGTGTCAGCTTGCTGTCGATCATCTTTCCGACAGTCTTGGCCTTCACCTTGCCGCTGTCTGTAACTTCTATATGGTGCAGGAAATAGACGATCACATCCGGCGGTAAATGGTCTGAGACGTACCGCACCAAGCCGGAAAAATTCAGGGCCATTTCCGTAAATTTGGTGTATCCGGTCTCTTTTGCACGGTCAAGCTCTTCAAAGGCCATCAGATACTGACTGTCATCGATCACATAGGCCTTCATTTTTCCTTTTGCCAGCGTCTTCAGGATATCGTTATAGTTCACCCGGCGGAAACCTTCCGCCGTCTTGATGGAGCTGATAACGTTCATCTTCTTTCGGAACGGCAGCGGCTTGCCCGCAACATTGAAAATTCCAACCTTTTCAGGGTCAAAATTCCGCAGGCTAGCAGACTTTCCGGAGCCGGATTCGCCAAGAATTAAAGCAGGGATTCCCATAAAATCACTCCTTTTCGTTATTGAATTTCAGTGGGCACTCAAAGCCGACGGTCACTCTGGTATCCAGAAGGTACTCCCCTGTCCGTCGGCACTGCTTCCGGGCATAGGTTTCCAGAAGCGGGCACTGGTCACAGCATACATGGCCTTCCGGGAAGTAAATCTCGACCTGTGCGGCGGTATACCAGAGAACACCGTTAATCGCCATATTCGATCCCCTCCCATTCTGCTTCTGAGTTTTCCATCACTCGCTTGCAGTCCTGGCAGACGGTCAGCTCACTTTTGTGTGTCGCAAAAACTAACCAGGTGTATAAGTACAGCTGATAGAACCGATCACCCCGCTGAATGGAATTCCCACAACAGTCACAACGGCCAGGATAGGTTCCATCCTTCTGCCGAGGGTCAAGCAGATAATCCTTATCAGGGTCGATTCCGCAATCCCGTCTCATTCGTCCACCTCCTGGATCAGGTCAATGCAGGCCTTCGCCACTTCAGCCGCCGCAATGTACTGCTTGGCGTACAGATTGTCGCCATGCGTTTCTGTTACCTTCTTCAGGAAATCATCCAGGCTACCCCGGAAGCATCCGCAGGACACGAAAATATCAAGGCTCTTCGTGCGGAAGAATGTGGTAAAACCGAATCGACTTCCGATTGGCCCGATGCACAAGAAGTGCTTTTGGCCGGAGACCTGGGCATCGCCGTAGACCTGGGCATTGCCGTAGACCTGGGCATCGCCGTAGACCTGGGCATTGCCGGAGACC